CTTTGCATCGGTAAACGAACCTGAGTTTTTAGCAGACGGCAGTGGTAATAGAAGATTCTGGTGCATTAAGGTTACAGACATAAACCCACACCACGGTATTGATATGCAACAAGTGTGGGCAGAGGTTAAGGCAACTATCTATGAGCCGGGCAATAAGAATTGGTACCTAAGCACAGAAGAAAGAGATATGTTGCAAGAAAGCAATGAAGGTTTCAGAACACAAGGTGCGGTTGAAGACTTGCTGTTGCAACACGTGGACTTTGTGGCTGATGCAGAAGACAAAGAGCCATGGCAACTCACAGCTTTACTCAGAGCATTGGGTATACGCAATCCTCGTAATATAGATTTTAAAGATGCTAGCAGAGTGTTGACTGACCGTGGTGTTGAGCCAAGAAAGACCAATGGCAAAAAAGTTTATGATGTAAATTTAATTGACTTACCTGAAGACAATAAGGTTTGGGATGAGTCACCGTTTTAAAAAAGGAGATGTATATGTTTGGTAAAAAAGATGATGCTTTGCAAAACGCAAGCAAGATGACAGGTGAAGAAGTGATTGATGCTTATGCAAGATTAAACTTGTATCAGAAAGCAGCTATGCTTAGGCTCTTGGTTCGTGATGTGATATTTAAAGTCAACAACGAAGAGGTCAGTGGATTGAACTTTACTGACATAAAAGTTGATGGAGCAATCATAATTGCAGATGAAAAATAATTAAATAAAAGTGTTAAAAAGTGTTGATAATAAATGTTAGCTGTGTATAATATAGGTATATCAAATAAAAAAGGAGAAACGATATGACATTAACATTAGTAAAAAACCCAAAGTTTGCTAAAAGAGTTGAATACACAACTGAGCAAAAAAGAGATAACTTTGCAGAGTTCTACAAACTTGCAAACAAGGTACATCACTTCAGACAGTTTGGTCTTGCTAAAAACAAAGAAGACTTACATTGGAAAGATGAGATGTATGCAGTTATCGACCCTAAAGACTTTAACAAATTTGCAGATGCTGTTGGATTTGTATGTGGTAGTCCATTAGAGGTTGAAGAAAAAATTAGCCATAAAAAAATGATGGTCTATGCTAGTGGCTATTGGAATTGCATAGGTCAATAATATTAATTATAAAAGGAGATAAACATGGAAAACAAAAAATTAACCAAAGGTAAGTGTGAGATTACTACTAGACACCCAAATGGCAAAATGGTTGTTTTAGAGGGCAACATTGTAGAAGTTAAACATAATCGTTGCGAAGTAGAAATCCCAAAATACAACGGCAAGGTTGGTGAGACTGTAATTAGAACAATACCAAATTGGTGTCTTACAAATGTAGAAGGGGTGGCGTAATGGGTATTACACTTAAAAAACTACCAAAAACAAGCAAGTCAGAATATTCAGTCTATGAATACAATGATTGGCAAATAGAAGATACAGGGGTAAATTGGATGGTTACGAGAAAACCAAACCCTTCTTTTGTTTTGCATTTTTTTAACCTAAAAGATGCAAGAAACTATATACAAAATCAAGAGGTGGCCTAATGAAATTTTATTATGTACAAGATGTAAATGGCTACAATTCTCAAATATTCAGCACAAAAAAAGCTGCATTAGATTGGATTAAAACGTCTAACAATCGTAGTAGCATGTATGACTACGGTGATGAAGCATATTTTACTAAAGAAGATATACAGGTTATGTATGTGCCATCATTAACTAAAAAATCATTACTAGGTGCTTTTATTGATATAAGCATGATAGTTGGTTCAAAAATTTATGCGCCTGAGGTAGAAGATTTTTATAACATTAAGTAAAAAAGGAAATCTATGAATGAAAGATAAAAAAGAAGAGTTGTACCAAAAGATAAAGAAACAAGATGAAAATGGTTGGCTTGAAAGTGAGGTACAAATCATTTGTGATACTTATGGTCTTGATGAAACCAAAGACCGAGACGAAATACGCATGATAATTTTACAGCAAAGACTCAATGAAACACGATGAGCAGATGTATTGGATTGCTGTAGGCAGTCTTTTGGTCTTTGTGTGGCTAGTTATATACATGTAGAATGGAGAGATAAATGAATCAAGTTAAATGTGAAAAGTGTAAGAAAAGCTTAGCAGATTTTTCTGACAACACGGATTGGGGTGATGGTACAGGTGAAGATGAATACTTTTGTCATGACTGTGAAATAAGTACCGTCATGCCTTATAAGAAAGTATATGAAAAACCATACACACTAGAATGAAGGTACTAAGTTTATTTGATGGCATGAGTTGTGGTCGTATCGCACTCGACCAACTAGGCATACCTGTCGAAACCTATTACGCTAGTGAGATAGATAAGTATGCTATTCAAGTCAGTCAAGCAAACTATCCAGACATTATACAAGTAGGTGATATATGTGACCTAGACCCAAAAGATTACATGGATGTGGACTTAATGCTTGCAGGCAGTCCATGTCAGGGATTTTCATTTGCGGGAAAGCAGCTTGCCTTTGATGACCCAAGGAGTGCATTGTTCTTTGAATTTATACGCCTTCTCAAAGCAATCAAGCCAAAATATTTCTTATTAGAAAACGTAAGAATGAAAAAAGAGTTCTTACAGGTCATATCGCAACAAGTATCAGAGTGTTATCCTGAGATACCCTTTGGCATAGAACCCATTTTTATTAACAGTTCGTTGGTATCAGCACAATCTCGCCAACGCTACTATTGGACTAACATACCCGGAATCAAACAACCTGAAGAACGAGGTATTGTGCTTAGGGATATATTAGAGACAGAAACAGATGAGCAACCTGTTAAGGACACAGAAAGAAATCAAAGGCACTATAGGGATGAAGATGAGAAGTCTTTGTGTATGACAGCTACCATGTACAAGGGTGCAGGCAATAATGGTATGACCTTAGTTCCTAATAAGCCTATCAAGGTAGGCATGAACGTAGAGCAAGTAAAGATTAGAAAGCACGAGGTTGATATAGTTGGATTGCAACAATGTATTTTAAGCCATTATGCAAAGTGTGGTATGAGTAAAAGAGAGATAGCTAAGCAGCTTAAAGACAAATATTCTACGGTAGAACATTATTTTAGAAACCTTGGTAGCGAATACTTTGCTATACCATCAGACGAGCATTGGCCTCAGTTAAAAGAAATATTAAACATCAAGACCAATAAGTATGATAAGTCCATCATGGAGTTTGAGTATCGTGACGGTGTATTTGAAAGCACACAAAGAGTTTATAGCGAAGAAGGTAAGTCACCAACGCTTACTGCATCTAACACAGAGCAGATGATAGAGACTAAGCCTAAGAAAGCATACGACATACCTAGAGACATACTCAAAGACAATGAAAGGCAACGCAGGGTCTATGACCCAAGTGGCAAATCGCCTACGATATTGGGCAGAAGTGATAGTCCAAAAATTACCTCACCCAAGCAAGTAGGCACAGCAGTAGATATAAACGGACATGACATACTCAAACGAGTTTATAGTCCAGATGGTAAGTCGCCTACAGTAACAGCTTGTAGCGGTGGTAACAATGAGCCTAAGGTGGTTGTTGGTGGTGCTTTACGAGCTAGGTCAAAAGATAAAGATGGAAAGCATGTTGGTTGGAAAGAAACAAAGCCTGAACAAATGTTAGAACTGCGTAAAGATAATAAGTCAAACGCTGTTTCATCAGTAAGCAAAGATAGTTTAGTGGTAAAAGGTGGTCGTGTAGTTGGTAGGGCTTATGACAAAGATGGTAAACGCATGGATAGATTTGGTGACTCAGTAGCAGGAAAAACAAAGCAAACACTCGAAGTTCGAGAAGACAATAAAACAAACGCTATTACAACAGTAGGTAAAGATAGTGTTGTGGTTGAAAAGTCACACCCTTTGAAAGCAAACTATTACAAATCATCACGTGCTAACTTTGAGAATGATACGAGTAAAGGTGGTAAGTTCTCAGCTACAGGTGTGCAGCAAGAAGACCTAACATGGCGTAAGCTCACACCCTTAGAGTGTGAACGTTTACAGACAGTCCCGGACAACTACACGAACCATGTGTCTAACACTCAAAGATATAAGATGTTGGGTAACGGTTGGACAGTTGAAGTGATTAAACACATATTTAATAACATGGAGTATTAATTGGATAGAAGAAAAATACCTAAACATTTAAGGCATTTATCGGACCAGGCTTTGCAATGTTTGTTATACATATTTAGAGCAAGGTAACGACAGGGTAGGGTAGGGCATAGTAAATTGCTCAACATTACAGCTTTATGCGTCTGGTGTAAGGGATAGGGTACAGCAAGAGGGGATAATACCCTTTTCCTTACCCTGACCGTAAACGCTGATTCTACCGTTGTTTAAGGTGTTATTAGTGTATAGGGTATAGTATTATTAATAATAATAATAATTATAATAATATAGGAGTACAGGTATATATATAGTATGGCTAATATATACATATATAAGAATAGGGAAAGCATACCCTCTACCCTCTACCCTAATATTACATTTAAGGACATTTGATGGCTAATTATAAAAAGAAAGGTAAGAAGGCTCCTGATAAACCATTGGTTAATAGACCAGCAGCATTTGAATCTGACCCGGAGTTTGCACTAACAGAAATGCAAACAGCCTTTGTTTGGCATTATGTAAATGACAATTGCACACAAACTGAGGCTGCAAGAAGAGCAGGGTTCGAGTTCCCGGCGCAAGCAGCTACTAGGTTTCTCAATGGCAAAGAATATCCAAATGTACTTAAAGCCATCAAGGTTGGTCGAGAAGAGTTGGCACATAGATATGCAATCACTCCTGAGAAGACAGCAAAAATGTTATGGCAGATAAGTGAAGAGGCCTATAACAAAGGTCAGTTCAATGCTTCAGTATCTGCATTACGAGAACTGAACGAGCTTGCTGGGTTAAAGATTAAGAAGACAGAGAACTTAAACATCACAGCCAATCTGGATAATATGAGTCATAAAGATATAGAAGGCAGACTAAAAGAAATATTCGGTGGCGATATAATCGATGCACAAGTAGATGACGTGTAAGAGTTTAGTGCTAGTCCATAAATATCAAATCAAACCTAGTGTTGGCCTTTTTTTCTCCCAAAACTATTTTTTTTGACCGGGCGACCCTAAAAAACAAAAAACAACCTAATATCAGTAACTTACGCACACGATAATTTATTGCGTTTCCGGGCATTGTTAATTTATGTTGGTCGCATAGTGTCCACAGTGCTAACATCTACACTTTTATGCGGCCAAAAAGCCTATAAACACGGGACTCTATTGGATTCCAAAACCAAATCTCAAAAAATAATAATTTATTGACCGCACCCCAAAAATATCAGGGCTGCTGTCACAACAGCTATTGCAACTAAGTTATAAAAATTCAATATCCATTTTTCATCGCAAGTGTTGTTCACAACATAAATTAATGTATAATCTTTTTTAAAGGACATAACATGAAAATTGATAAACCCGCATTAAAAGAATCAATCGTTGATACGCTGATTGGCGCAGTCTTTAATTTTCCATTATCTTGGCTGACCATAACGCTGGTCCTGTTGTTTACTCAGAACTCATTTTTATTGTCGCTAAGCCAATTAATTGTTTTATCCATAATCGCAATAATCAGAAGATATTATGTTAGAGTATATTTTGATAAGCAGAACAAAAGGAATGGTTTATGAGTATAGAAAAAGAAGACATGGTAAGTATTGATGAGCTTATCAAAGAATTATCAAGAATTAATGAAAGCTTGTTTGCAATAAACAACAACATTGCTCAATTGGTATTGGTTTACCAAATGCAGCTAATGGCCAGCGAAGAGTTTAAGCAGTTGGCTAATCCAGATTCAAATACCCCAAAAAAAAAGTTACATTAATTTTTTATGCAAAATAATTTTTTTGTTAAAGAACCCTCAATAATTAGTTTTAGTGGTGGAAGAACATCTGGTTATATGCTTTATAAAATATTACAAGCTCATGGTGGGATATTACCTAATTATTGCCGGGTAGTTTTTTGTAACACAGGTAAAGAAATGCAGCAAACTTTAGATTTTGTTAATGACTGTCAAAAAAACTGGGGTGTCAATATTGATTGGTTAGAGTTATCAGGTGTTGATAAACACGGCTATAAGCCAACAGAAAATAGTAGAGATTGGATTTTTAAATACAGAATTACAGATTACGACAATTGTTTTAAAAATGGAGAACCTTTTGAAACTTTAATAAATCACTATAATAAACTGCCTAACGCAACTAATAGATTTTGCACATACTTAATGAAACAAAGAGCTATTATTTGGTATGAAAAGATTAACAAACTTGTTAATCCAACTCATATATTAGGTTTAAGATACGATGAACCACATAGAGTGCATAGAATAAAAGCAAGAAAAGATAACAAACATCATATATGTCCACTTTATGATGAAAAAATTACAAACATTGATGTTGCAGAATTTTGGCGCAAAAGTAATTTTGATTTACGATTGATTGCAAAAAACGGACACACAGTGTTTGGTAATTGTGACATGTGTTTTCTAAAAGGAAAAAATCAATTAACACACATGATGCGAGAAAAAAAAGATTTAGCTGATTGGTGGATAGAGCAAGAAGAAAAAACAGGTAAAACTTTTAAGTATGATATTTCTTTTAAAGAATTAAGAGACAAAGATAAAAAACAATTAAAGTTTAATTTTGATACTGAAGAAAGTATTGATTGTTTTTGCCACGATTAAAATAAAAAAATGAATAAAAGTGTTGACTCTAATACTTTATTACCCTAATATGAACACTGTAACAAACAATATAAGGAAAAATTATGAAAAAAATAGAATTAACCAAGCTAGAAAAATTACAAAAACAACTAGCTGAACACTTGGATGAAAAGGTAGAACTCAATTGTCATATCTTTGGCAAGATGACATTTACCATAGGCAGTTTTTTAGATACCGGGATAGTATCTAAAAAGGTTCTAAAACAATGCCCGGCATGGCACGAAGACATGTTGGTTTATCCAACCACAAGAGCCTTGATGAAAATGGCTAAGGGGGATGAGTAATGGAAGATAGAAGAAACCAAAATCCGTTTATTACTATGAAAACTGGTGAAAGAAATGGAGCTACATGCAGAAAAGCTTTACGAGCTAGCGATTTGTTTGATACAGATGGCAGGCCATTGAATCGTGCTGCAAGACGATTGCTTAAAAAAATGTCTAGGAAAAAAAATGGTATTTAGCACAGCAGAATATTTGCAAATATGTTTGCAGAACGAAAGAGCAACTTTACAGCACCTAATTGGTGCGGCCAAAAGTGGCAATCAACCATTGGATAATCCTATTATTAAAAATCAAAAGGATAAAATATCAAAACTAATTATAAAAATAGAAAACTTGGAGAAACAAAATGAAAGATAATTATTGGAAACAACTTACTGAACACAATGCAAAAAGAAAAAGGTGGAAAGAAAGACAGATTGATAAAGCTATAGATATACCACCGCCTTTGAATAAGACATCTCCTACATACGCTGCGTTTTATGAATTTTTAAATACTCTTGAAATAGGTGACAGCTTTGTAATTGAAAAAGATGAGTATAAAAGTGGTGCTGCACAACATGTATCTATGGCAAAAAAAGCAGGCAAAAAATTAACTAGCAGAAAAATATATCATGATGACGACCCAAACGAGTTTCATTATAGGGTTTGGTATGTTGCAGATATAGAGCCTGTTGATTCTAAAAAGAAAAAAACACGTAAACCTTACGATATGGTTCATAGACAAGACCCTGCGATAGGTAATTATGATGCTTGCATGGGTAAATTACCCAACGACATACTGTTTTTAGCGGAACAAAACGAAGAAAACAGGCAAATAGTTGAAGATATTAGAAGATTGAATAGAATACTTATCGAAGAACTAGCAAAACAAAACATAAAGCTACCAAAACAGGGGGAATAACATGGCTTCATCAGATTTAATTATTCAAATCGTGCAACTTTTTAATCAATTAGAAAAAAAAGAGTCGCAAAAAGAACTTATTAAGATATTACAAAGCATAGTTAAAGGAGAAAAAAGTTAATAAATTTTTGGGAAAGTATTAATGGCGTTTCCAACAATAGCTGCTTGCTAAGTGGCGGCGTAATCGACCTAGATGTGCGTGACACCCAAGCCATTTTGATTAGATTGCTTTCCAACTTAAACAGATTGACAGTTGCTGTTTAGGTTTTTCATAAAGGGTTAATCTAGGACACTTAGCATTAAATTATGAACAAAAAGGACAAAATGGACAGACAAGAAAAAATTGAATACTACCAGCGTTGTATCAAAGCATACAAAAAACGTGTGCCAGCTTCAGCATACAAACAACATATAAAATGGTATGAAGACGCAATAAAACGTGAGGAACAAATCAAATGATTAAAGAAATTGAAATGATTAAAATGCGTAAGGACATCAATTATCTATTGAAAAATTATTTTAATTCAAGAACTGGCATGGCTAAAGCTTTGGGTATTGTACCCAAGGTGTTGAGTGATATAACTATAAAAAAAGTAACACCGCAAGATGAAAAATTTTTATATTTGCATCATAAAATTATAGAAATAAAACAACAAATAAAAGAAGCAGAGGAGTATCAACCAAATGGATAAACTACAATACGAATCAATTTACGGCTACTGCCGGGTGTCATCAGATGAACAAGCCAAGCACGGCACATCTTTGGCTGAACAAAAAAAGACTATAATTAAGATGTCTATGTATCTGTTTGAAAGAGAACCTGACGGTTTTTATGTCGATGACGGTATTAGCGGTGCATTAGATTTCTACAAAAGACCAGAAGGAAAAAAATTGCAGAATGTACTCGAACCCAACGATGTAGTATTAGTCGCAAAGCTTGATAGGTTGATTAGAAGATTGAGTGTGCTTTGTAGTGTGCGTGATGCGTTTAATGAGACAAACATACATTTGTTTGCGCACGATATTTTAGGTGGCGCTGAATCTATTAGCACCTCAAATTCACCAAACGTAAATATGTTTGTAAACATGATGGGAACTTTTGCAGAGTGGGATAGAGAGGAAACCGCACGAAAGTTGTATCAAGGTAAGATGGCTTGTGTTGAGCAAGGCCGACACATAGGCGGTGGTGTGCCATACGGCTATGAGTTGGTAAAGCAAGGCAGACATAAATACCTCAAAGAAATACCAGCACAACAAGAAATCATTGACTATGTAGATAAATCATTAGCTAGACACAAAAGAAATGGTCGCAAAACTCCGTGGCGCAGTATTTCAAAACAAATTAAATCTTTGTATAACGCAGATATACCACCGTGGAAAGTTTCACGAATTGCACTAAGAAAGTTTAAAGAACGAGCAAGTGTGTGATATATTTGTGCAATGGACAACGAGAATAAAACTGCTCCGACTGTTGGCACGATAGAACCCATACCCATTTATGAGCAAACACCTATCTTGGATATGTTGCCAACTGAAGTTAAAAATGCCTTACAAGGCATAGGCGGTTTATTAGATGACCCAGTGATTGCAATACCCGGAGGCTTTACTCGTATGCCACTTAAACAATTGCTTAAAGAATTAGCAGAACGTAAAACCATCTTCAATCAACAAAAAGCAAAATATAATCGAGCTAAAGATGTTTACATTAGTGCTGTAAGAGATGGTTATGCACCAGATATAGATGAAAGTGTCAAAATTATGAACAACACAGAAAGTTACGGCAAGGTTTTAAAAAAAGAAATGGATGAACTTCAAAAACTAATAGATAACCATGGCGACACTTGATAACGTAAATCTATTTGCACCCAAAGACCCTGAAACAGGTAAAACCTATGAATTATTTGATGCTGAGGCCATAAAACAAAAACAAAGACAACAAAAACAACAAAGAGATAAAGCTGCAAGAGTTCTTGCAGAAGAACTTGAAGCTGGCAACATAAAAAAAGCTTACGAAGAAGGTTTTACGCAGTTGCCTATTCTTGAACAACTTTTGTATTACATTAACCCAGTTACAGGCGTTCCAATAGAAACTTATGAAACTGGTTATTTTACAAAAGAGGGTGGTCTGGGCATAAAAACACCTAGAGAAATGTTAGTTGATGCCATTGACCCACGTAAAAACATATTTCAAAAATCGTTCTTAAAAGCTGATGACCCATTATCGGCAGCTATTGCACCACTTTCAGCGCTTGGTGCAGCAGGTGGTGTTTTCGAATTAGCCAACATACCCAAAGCAGGCTTGATGGCTCTTAGAAGATTTCAACAAAAAACTATGGACGGTGGTGGCGGTGGTATCGGAGGCTTGCCGCCGACTACTTTAGATGAAGATGTAAACAAATTTGCTCGTTACGGAGATTTTGTGTCACCCACCATAGAAGCTTTAATTAGAAACGCACCAAAAAATATCAAAGGTAAACAAATAATTGAATATCTAAACTCTAAAGGTGCGCCTAGTGCAGGCATAAAACCCAAAGAATTACCTTATCTTGGTATAGAAAGATTTATCGAAGAAAACCCTAACGCTACGTTGCCTGAGGTTATTGAACATGCAGCCAAAAACAAAGTGCAAGTAGGAGAAGTCGTGTACAGAGATATTGGCACAAAGGGTTCTGATTTTTATTTTGACAGGTCTACACCTGAGTTTGACCCTAAATCAGGCGAAATTATCTATCAACATATAATAGATGATATTGTTTACGATGTTAAAAATAAGCAAGGTGCTTACGTTGATGATATATTAGAAAGCTATGTACAAAGATTAACGCCTGATGAATTGATAAACGATTATGGGTACGTTGACCCAAATGATTTTACTGTTGACGATATGATAAATAGAATCAACAAATCTGTTGAATCAGGCGCAAGCACTGAAACACTTGAAGATATAATAGAAGAAAAAGCAAGAGACATATACTTTTTAAACCCTTACAAATTAATCAAACCTGAAGGCGAAGGTTTTACAGGGGGAGACATGACTTTTGCTTTTGGTAATAGCGAGATAGGTTATCAAAACTTTATAGATGGCGAAAGAATAGACATTAAAGACTATGGCTACGATGACGTTGCATATTCAGCAACTGAAGCCGAGGTTCGTTTACAACGTATTTTAGAAGAACGAGAAGATATTGATATAGGCATGTATGCGGGCAACCAAAAATATAAAACATACGTTGATGAAACTTTGCCCGGCGGAAAAAATTATACAGAAAAAGTGTATACCTTTGAAAATACAGATGAATTTGCACCACCTTTAGGTCACTATGATGAAGATACACAAATTGCTCATAAACTTGGTAGAGATAGATTACTTGAAGACGGCACACTTTCTGTGCATGCTGACGAAATACAATCTGATTTTCATAAAGAGGGTAAAAGGAAAGGTTACAAAGACCCTGAACAAGATGTAGATGATGTAATTAAGCTAGGTCGTATGTCTAGCAAAATCAGTATGGAGTTTAAAGCATTAAAAGATAAAGTATTACCTGTTCTTGATGAATCTTCTATAGATAGAGGTAGGTTAGCAAACATAGAAACTTTAGTGGCTAACGCAGAGGAGCTTTATGGTCAGTCTCCGCAAAGTAGACGTGCTATAATAGCATTAAGCAATGCTAGAGGAAATATGTACGATGGTTTGGTAGTGGCTAACAAAGACCCAAATCATAAATTTTTTAATTTTTCAAACTTTGATGAAGCTTTTAGCCCAGCTTATGAATTAGCAATGATAAGAGAAAACAGAGTCCCCAATTTCCCATTCAAAGGCGATGATTACGGCGAGATGGTGTTGAAACAAATGATTTTAGATGCAATTTATGAAGGCAAAGATGCTATTTCTGTTTCAACTTCAACGCCTATATTGGCAAGGTATGAAATGACACCGGGTAGTGATGAAGCACAATTTTTTGAACGCTTTTACGATTCAACCTTACCAAAATCAATGAATAAGATAGCCAAAAAATACGGCGGTAAGTTTGAAAAAGGTAGTTTAGATTTAGAAGATACTTTGGGTGAGATGGCGATATCAACGACTTTTGCAGGCAACCCACGAGATGAAATAGTAAAAGCAAACATCTTACGCATTACACCTGAAATGAAAGCAAAGATAAAAAAAGAAGGTTTGCCACTCTTTAACATGGGTGGTAAAGTTACAAAAAGAAAATTTATGGATAAACCCATAGAAGGCAACAGAAGAGAAATGTAATGGCAGTAGATTATTTAAGAGATTACTTAGGTATTGACCCAGCTGACTATTCAGCCATGGAAAGAACCATTGCTGGTGTGTCGCCTGTTGGCCAATCTATTATTCCTAACATGGGCGTACCATCAACACCACAGCAAAGAATGATTGATGCTACACCTATTCCGTTTAGTCCTATGCCCATGCAAGATTTTGGCTCACAAATAAGCGGACTAGAAGAGCAAATAAGTAAATTAATGGAACAAATCGGTGCGCTAGAAGCAGAAAAAAACGCTGCACTTCAGCAACAAGATGTAATGCGAGCCGAATTAGCACAAGCACAACAAGATGCTCTTACAGAGCAAGCAAGCGAGTTTGAAGGTGTAAAATCAGGTTTAGAGCAACAAATAGCTGATTTAACCGCACAAATAGGTAATACTCAGACACCAACAGAAACTCCTATAGGTAAAGAAAGAAGTAGTTTAGGTCCACCAGAAAGACCTCCTGTAGCTGGTTTTACATCGTTACGAGAAAGGAATAGACCAATACCACTAGAAGATTTTGGCTTTGGACCCGGCATAAGACGTTCAGAAGATTTTTTTAGACCAGAAGAATTAAGGAGAATCAACTCCATCAATCAAATACGTGGTAAAGTCCCAAATACATCATCAAGACAAATATTAGGTAAAGATGCACAAGGTAACGTGATTTTAGGTGATATTATAGAGCCAATAAAACCACCTCCATTTATTCAACAATTAAAACCACCTTCACTAGAAAGACCATTAGAGAGACTGCCATCAGGACCTAGAAGACAAGATTTTATGTCAATAAATAGATTAGGTAGAGAAGCTATGGATATTCCACCACCAATGCCTAGTCCTGTAGCACCCATACCACCCAGTATACCACCCATGACTCCACCCATGACACCAAGGCCTAGACCAAGACCTGTTCCTATGCCACAACCCATGACACCTAGTATGCCTATTGACATGCCTAGAATGGGCGGTGCAAGAGGCGGATTTTCAGGCACTATGAGACCAACTATGATGCGAGCAGGCGGAGGCGGTATCTCAAAAGCTATAGTAGATTTACAAAGCAGACTTAAATAATGTCTGAGTTTTTAAACGGTTGGGGTCGAGGCACGTGGGGTCAGCTTGGTTACGGTGTAGGTTCAGTACCGCTTTCCATTACAGCACCTGCCGCTGGTTCAGTAGGAACACCAGTCGTAGCGGTAAATGCACAAGCAGTAGCCTCAGTAGGTGGCGTGACCGCATCTTTAGGGTCTGTAAGCGTAGTTATACAAGCCGATTCTAATGTAACACCCTCTAGTCTATTAGCAGCTAGTAATTTAGGCACAGTTACAACAATTTCAGTAAATGGTATCAGCGTAAGTGGACTTAGTGGAACTTCTACGTTAGGCACGACAAACCTAGCAACAAACAACAACTTATCACCATTCGGTGTAGACGGTGAGGGACGCTTAGGCACTGCTACCCTAACTACAAATAATAATTTATCAGTTTCTGGTTTAGTCAGCACCTCAGCGCTCGGCACTATTTCGACCACCACAGTAAATAGCGTTAACATTGACGGTGTATCAGCTACAACCTCCATTGGTAGTTCAATTGTAGATGCTGAAGCTAATACAACTTTAGCACTGGATGGTGCTGCGGCTGATGTAGGCGTAGTAGCAATTTGGAGTTTAATTGACGATTCACAAACACCAAACTGGGAAGATGTTGCTTAACTTTTGCAAAAAAACAACTTATAATAATTTGAACGGAGACAGATATGCCAGCATATACAAATGATTTAAGATTAAAAGAAATAGCAACAGGTGATGAGGCAGGCACATGGGGTGCCTCTACAAATACCAATTTAGAACTTATTGCGGAGGCTTTTAGCTTTGGCACTGAAGCTATTACAACCAACGCTGACACCCATGCAACCACAATAGCTGACGGAACAACGGATGAAGGTAGAAGTATTTACTTAAAATACACAGGCACACTTGATTCAGCTTGTACTATTACTCTAGGACCGAATACAGTATCAAAACTTTGGTTTATCGAAAACGCAACCACAGGCTCACAGAATATTATTATTTCGCAAGGTAGTGGTGCTAATGTAACCATACCTGCTGGTGATGTAAAAGCAGTTTATTCAGACGGTGCTGGTTCTGGTGCCGCAATAGTAGACGCTTTTGCTAGTTTAAATGTAGTAGATTTGAAAGTTGAAGATGATTTGACAGTTACAGACGATGCAACTGTTGGAGGAACTTTAGGGGTTACTGGAGTTCTAACAGCTAATGCAGGTGTTGTAGTAGATAATATTACTATTGACGGTACAGAGATAGATTTATCAAGTGGTGATTTAACATTAGATGTAGCAGGAGATATTATTCTTGATGCAGATGGTGGCAATGTTACTTTTCAAGACGGAGGCACTGCAATTGGTGACTTGGTTAATTCATCTTCTGATTTTGTTATAGAGTCAAAAGTTCAAGACAAAGACATAATTTTTAAAGGTGATGATGGTGGTTCTGGAATAACTGCTCTGACCCTTGATATGTCAGAAGGAGGCGCGGCTACATTTAATGACAAAATTGTTGCGACAGAATTAGACATTTCAGGCAATGTAGATGTAGATGGCACGTTAGAAACAGATGCTTTATCTATTGCGAGTACAACTGTTACTTCAACAGCAGCAGAATTAAACTTTTGTGATGGAGTAACTTCTAACATACAAACACAACTAGATACTAAAATAGGAACAGGTAAAGCCATTGCCATGGCTTTAGTATTCGGATAACATAGGAGACAATTATGGCAACCCCAAATTTAGTAAATGTAACCACTGTAACTCCATTCACAATAAATGGAGCAGTAACAACTTCTAATCAAGATATTATTGATGTGACAGCAGAAACATGTCGTAAAATTAACACAATATTGATTGCAAACGTAGATGGTACAAATGCAGCAGATGTCACTGTTTCAATATCAACTGATAATGGCAGTACCTCTCGTTCCATAGCATCGACCATTTCAGTACCAGCAGATTCAACATTATCGTTATTATCTACTACCCTTTATTTAGATGAAACAGATATATTAAAAATACAAGGTAGTGCTAATAATGATTTAGAATACACGGTATCTGGTGAAATTTTAAATGACGCATAAAGAGTTAGAACATGGCTCACTTTGCAGAACTTAATAGCACCAACGAAGTAATACGAGTAATAGTAATATCTAATGATGATATTAATGCTAATGGTGGCGATTATTCTTCACAAGCAGAAACTTTTGTATCTAACTTAATTCCACACTCAGAAAATGGTGTTGCTTGGAAACAAACTTCATATAATGGCAACCAACGCAAACAATACGCGGGTATTGGATATACTTATGATGCAGCAAAAGATAAATTTATTGCTGCGAAGCCTTTTGCCTCTTGGTCATTAGATTCTAACGATGATTGGAGTGCGCCTGTCACTTACCCTAATGTTAAAGAAGTAAACTCTAATCCTGTTGAAATTTTTTGGGATGAAGATAATAAAAAGTGGTTAGGTAAAACTTACACAGGTAAAAATGCACAAACTATAACAGACTATGAGTGGGATTATAGTGGTCTTTCATGGAGTGAGGTTTAATTATGTCAGAGGGTAATGGTGGAATAATTGGACCAAACAATACAGTACAAACAAGCACGCAAAGTGAAGTAATAACTACTTTCAATGCTAGTGGAACCTTAACTACAGCAACACATACAAAAGAATTACAATACCTTATAATTGCAGGCGGTGGCGGTGGTGGTGGCCATCCTGTGGCTCCAACATTTACAGTAGGAACTAGAGGTGACACTTCTTCTATAGCAGGAACCCCCATAACAACTGTGGACACAGTTGGAGGCGGTGGAGGAGATACAGGTTTTTTTACACCCAACCCCGGTAATCAACCCGGAGGCTCTGGAGGAGGGGGAGGTCGTTTCGCCACAGGCACAGGCACTACAGGTCAAGGTTTTGCAGGTGGGAATGGTATAAGAGCAGCACATGGAGGCACAGATTTATCGGGGGGTGGCGGTGGAGCAGGTAGTGTAGGAGAAAACAATCAACCTCATAACAGTCCCAATGGTAGGCGTAGTGGAAATGGTGGTTCAGGAGTTGCATCATCAATAACTGGCTCACCTGTCACGAGAGCTGGTGGCGGAGGTGGTGCAAGCAACTATGTTAACTCTCCACAACAAACTGGTTCAGGAGGCCCGGGGGGTGGTGGAAATGGAGGAAATGGAGGGCATACAGGCTCTAGTGGTACAGCAAATACTGGAGGTGGCGGTGGTGGTTGGAGCGATGCTATTACTGGTTTCCAAAACTTTGGAGGCGGAGGTGGAGCAGGCGGTTATAGATGTTCTGTTCCGGGTGAAAGTAGTGGTGGAGGTGCTTCGGCTGAATCCACACTAACCGTTGTAGGGGGTACACCTTACACTATAACTGTAGGAGCAGGAGGAGCAGGAGCAGCAGTACCAGAAGGCAATGGTTCAAATGGCGGTTCTGGTGTAGTTATAACCAAAGAACCAGCCGTTGATTTTGTTTCTGGTGCTTCTGGAGTTTGGAGCTTGGATGAAGTTTATGACTTTGTAAAAGCTGGAACTTGGACAAATTAGCAATCTTTTACATAGTAAAAAATGAATCTTAAATGGTATTATTGGTACTTTCAATCTGCTATACCAAAAAGAATTTGTGATGACATGGTGCGTTATGGTAAAGAGCAAGATAAACAAATGGCTCTCACAGGTAATTCACAAGCTGAAAATCTCAGCGAAACAGACCTTAAAAACATACAAAAGAAACGTAAATCAGACGTGGTTTGGATGTCAGACCGATGGATTTACAAAGAAATACAACCTTATATACATCAAGCAAACGCAAATGCTGGTTGGAATTTTGAATGGGATTGGTCTGAGGCCTGTCAGTTTACAGAATATAAAAAAGGTCAATTTTATGATTGGCATTGTGATTCGTATATTGAACCATATAATCAACCAGAAGACCCAAATACACATGGTAAGCTAAGAAAACTTAGCATGACTATATCTCTTACCGACCCTATAGAATATGAAGGTGGTGATTTAGAGTTTGATTTTAGAAATCAAGATGAAGCATCACAACCTAGAATATGTAAAGAAATTAGGCCAAAAGGCAGCATTATAGTTTTTCCTTCTTTTGTTTGGCATAGGGTCACACCTGTTACTAAAGGAACACGGCACTCCTTGGTGTGTTGGAATTTAGGACATCCATTTAAATGATTACTAATTTAAAAAACCCTATAACAGAAGATTACAAAAATTTAAAAAATTTAGTATTAAGCTATAGTTTTCCTTGGTATTATCTAAATAAAACCGTACATGAAACAAATAAAAAAGATATGGGGTTTTTTGCTCATTGTCTATTAGGCAGACCTGTACATGAAATCGATGGGAAAAAAGTACCTGCTATACCTGAAAGCTCTTCTGGTTATTTTCATCAATGTTATTTTATTTTAAAAGAAATATTAGATTTTAATAATATAGATTTTGAAGTTATGTATCGTATGAATATAAACATGACACCACATAGTTGTGTGAAAGAAAGCGTGCCTCACACAGATTTAAACTTACCACATAAAGTTGTTATAGTTTACTTAAACACATTTTCAAAAGGTAGAACAGTAGTTTTAGGAGAAGATAAACAAAAATTTTATTCAAATCCAAAAGAAGATAATGTAATTTTATTTGATGGCAAATTAACACACTTTCAAGAAAGTCCTGATAAAAATGAAAAAAGAATAGTTATGGTTGCAAACTTTCAATAGGAGTTTAAATGAGTTTTAAAACAGAAAAGTATCAGATAATTAAAGGTGCAATATCAAAAGAATTAGCAGATTTTTGTTACCAGTATTTTTTAAATAAAAGAAAAGTAGCTAGACATTTGTTTGATACCCACTACATATCACAATTTACTGAATACTTTGGAGTTTGGAATGATACACAAGTACCTGAAACTTACTCTCATTATTCTGACATAGTTATGGAAACTTTATTGCAAAAAGTAAAACCAATTATGGAAAAAGAATCAGAAACTAAACTTATAGAAACTTATTCTTATGCAAGAATTTATAAAAATGGTGATGAATTAAAACGACACAAAGATAGATATTCTTGTGAAATATCAACGACTATGTATTTAGGTGGAGATGAGTGGCCAATATATATTGAGCCTAATATCAAAGTTAATTTGAAACAAGGCGATATGTTAATGTATCGTGGTTGTGAATTAGAACATTGGAGAGAACCCTTTGAAGGTGAAGATTGTGGACAAGTATTTTTACACTATAACAATGCAAGCAGTAAAAATGCTAAACAAAATAAATTTGATGGTAGGCCTATGTTAGGATTACCAGCATTTTTTAAATAATAATGTACGAAACTTATCATTGTGATATTTTAGAAAAAATAAACAGTAAAATTTTTTTAAAAAAACTGCAATCTTTTATAAAAAAAAATCCATGTTGTAGAGACTATCCCCAATGCGAACACGCAAGAATTCAATCTAATGGAACTTTATTTAAACATTTCAAAAAGTTAAATGACTCTATTGATACTACTGTATATAGATATTTAGGCTATCAACCAAATATTTTACATAAAAAATGTTGGGTGTTTTTAAACAAAGCAGACGAGAAAATAGATTCTATAAGGCATAATCACGTATATGATTCTAAAAAATTTAGCATATCAGCAATAGCGTATTTAACTGAAACTGATTTTGGAACTAGATTTTGTGATGGCGAAAAAATAAAACCGCAAGTAAATCATTGGAATGTATTTGATTCAAGACTTTATCATCAAGCTGAAGAAGGTGTACCAAAAATAGATAGATATGTGTTAGCTTTTGATGTGGTTATAGGCGACTAGACAATTTTACACTATAATATTAGTAACTCTGCAATACATATTTTATTTAAGGAGAATAATATGAGTTTTTTGAAAAAATTATGGGGTAATTTAACCAATACAGAAGAAGTAAAAGTTAGAACACGTAACAAAAAAGGACACTATGTAGCTGACGACAAATCTACACCAAATGTAAATGAAGCTTGGACTACTAAAAGAATAAAAAAAACATCTAAAAAGTAATGGCTAAATCACCAGATGCGTTTGTTTACAACGCAACCCTAGAACGTATTGTTGACGGAGACACATTTGATTGTTGTCTTGATTTAGGGTTTGACGTTAAATTGCATAAGCAAAGAGTACGTTTAGCTCAAATTGATACCCCAGAATCCAGAACAAGAGATTTAGCAGAAAAAAAATTAGGCTTAGCTGCAAAAGCTAGGCTTAAAGAATTGTGTGTAGGTAAAATTAAAATCAAATCTTTAGGCAAAGGCAAGTACGGAAGAATACTTGGAATACCCTATACAGAAGATGGTAAAGATATTTGTCAAATACTTATAGATGAAGGACATGCAGTTTTTTACGATGGAGGCAAAAAAACTAAAGTTTGGGGTGATTACTAATGGACGCAGCCGTCACAGTAATACAAGAAGTAGGCTTTCCTATAGCAGCAGCAATAGGATTAGGTTGGTTTATCTACAAGCTTGTTATAAGAATAGTTGATGGCATGGAGCAAAAATTAGATATTGTTGATGAAAAAGTAGCACAACAAATTAGTGCCATAGAAGAACGATTAGGCACTAAACTTGACTCGCAACATGGTATTTTAGTAGCATTGATAGATAGAGTTCGCAGTTTAGATAATGAAATCATAAGACAAGATACTCTTATAAAAACTATACTAGGCGTGCCACAATTAATAAATAGCAATAAAATTGCTAAAGCAGAAAGAGATGACCAAAGAAAAGATTGATAAAGAAGAATTAGAAAGATATAGACTTACAATAAGCTTGGTTTTTATAGGTTTTATATTATTTATTGGAGTTATTGCGATTAATTTAAAAGCAGACACTATTACACATAAATTTAAGTCACCCTCATTTAGTGGTGTCGGCACTTCTAGTCATTATCTGACAATTGAAAATCAACAGTACACTCGTAAGCTTACTATTAAAGAAGAAATAAAAGCTTTACAAGATGAAATAGAAAGAGAAAAAGAGAACTCGACCCTAGCTAGGTTTATGCGTAATTTAGAATCAAGAGTGTACGCTGAACTCTCTCGTCAATTAGTAAATAATTTATTTGGCGAAACACCGCAAAGCGAAGGTGTCATTACTTTAGAGGGAAATACAATTGAATATACGAGTGATGGCGTAACACTAACCCTAAAAATTACAGAAGCAGATGGCACAGTTACGGAAATCATCATACCTATTGGCACTTTTACTTTCTAGTTGTTCTATAACACATCAACTTGAAGATACTTATGAACAAAGGTTTTCAAAAGACGTAGCAACCATACAAGAACTACAATCTGTAGAACTTAAAAATGTCCCCATACCTGAAGTAAGTCCAGTAGTTGCTGTATATCCTTTATCATTCACAGACCAAACAGGACAAAGAAAAAGCAACAGCGAGTTTGCTTTATTCTCTACTGCAATAACTCAACAACCAAACGCTTTATTGATTAGAGCTTTAAAACACACAGGAGATGGCAAGTTTTTTAGAGTGGTTGAAAGAGTTGGTTTAGACAATCTAACTAAAGAAAGACAGCTAATAAGGTCAGCAAGAGAACAATCTGGTAATGAAGAAGAAAAGAAAAAAGCACTTAGGCCATTATTGTTTGCAGGTATTTTAATAGAAGGCGCTGTCATATCTTATGAAGCAAACCTTGAAAGTGGAGGTGCAGGTGCTAGATATTTAGGCATAGGTAAAAGTGTTATGTACCGGGAGGACAACATAACCATAAGTATGCGCATGGTTTCTGTTGCAACAGGTGAGGTATTGTTAGAAGTTTTAAGTCAAAAAACTATTTTTAGTTACGGTAAATCAGAAGATGTATTTCGCTTTGTAGAAGCTGATAGCGAGTTAGTAGAAATAGAGCTTGGTAATGCTAGAAACGAGTCATCTACAATAGCCTTGATGAAAGCTATAGAAGGCGCTGTGCTAGAGATAGTTAATACAGGCTATGACAAAGGGTTTTGGGTTTTACAAAATAAAAACGAAGGAGTAGAATAAAATTATGAAAAATAAACTAATAAGCATACTAGCTACATGCTCTCTTGTGGTTTTTGCTGCTGACAATGAAATATATGTTGACCAGTCAGGAACAGGTGCAAACATTGATTTAGAGCAACTTGGTATTTCAAACATTATAGGTGGGTTAAATTCAACTGCTGGTAGTGTCAATGCTTTTGATTTAGACGGTAATAGTATGACACTTGATATTAATATGATTGGTGCAACTAATAAGTTTTTAGGTGATATTTTTGCAGATAACTTTACAGGATTCTATGAGTTTGATGGTGGCACAAATTCTTTTACTATACAGGTAGACCCAACTGATACTTATAGTGCAGATGGCTCTAATCAGAATGTCGATGTTACAGGCAGTGGTAATACCTTTACTTTAAATCAAGGCACAAGCGCTCTAGCATCACAACTAGACTTAGATTGGATAATTAATGGCTCAAACAACACCATTACATCTAATATAAATATTGATGGCGCTACCAATTATATGGATATTGACGGTTCTGATAACACTCTAACCTATACAGGTACAGGTGTCACAGCATCAGCAGGTGGATATTTTTATCTTGACCACACAGGAGGCTCTAGGACTTTTAATGTACAACAGCTATCAACACAGGACAACGATTGGCTTAAAGTTATTTCAGTTTCTGGCACTGCTGCTTCTACTGTTTGTATTATTCAAAACGACCAAGGTACAAGCACAAGCTGTTGATATAGGTGACATATCTGAGCTAAACGGCACAGCACAAATTGTCCGAGATAAGCCATACGATGCTAATTTAAAGTTTGCTATACAGAGCAACGATGAGGCCATAACTAAAGATGGTCGCATGGCTATTAAATTTTTAGATGATTCTGTAGTTAAACTTACAGAATGGTCTGAACTTGTCATAGACTCATATATATTTGACCCGGACCCTAGTAAATCTAAGATGGCTTTAACATTTGGTTTAGGCACAGCAAGGTTTATTACAGGCAATCTTAATCGTATAGACAAACAGAATATTCAACTAAAAACACCTACTGCAAATATAGCAATTAGAGGTACTGATTTTACTGCTACGGTTGATGAATTAGGTAGAAGTCTAATTATTCTTTTGCCTGATGCTTTTGGTTTATCTAGTGGTGAAATAGAAGTAGTAACAGCTATGGGTACAGTAATACTTAATAAACCTTATGAAGCTACTACAGTAAGCGTGTTTGAGTCTGCACCTACTAAGCCTGTA